CCTGGCAGAAAAAGTCAGGATTTTAGAACAAAAATATCAACTAGCATTGTTTTCCCCCGAGGCTGAAAATGGAAGCATCGCTGAATCAGTGAACACTTCGTTTCAACCACCTTCCCCTCCAGAAAAAACGCAAGATCTACAGAGCCTTAAAACTAAAGGCAATGGATGGGGATCTAATGAGTGGAATCAAGAAAACCAAGTTAAGGTCACAATGGCCAATCCATTACCACCTGGGTTATCCTCAGCTAAAGAAATAAAATTAGAAGATAAAGATACAGTATTAGATGAAGAATGTATGTCTTGCAGCGCTTAACCGTGTTCTAAAAGATTTTTATAATCTTCGCTTGCGCATAGAAAAGTATAGGCTTCACGGCCTTTACTAATAACTTGTTCCCATTCTTTGGTATAAAATTTCATAGAAGTTCCATCTGTGTAAGTCACTAGAACTTCTTCTTTTCCCGGTATGTCAACTACATGCGACACGATTTTATTTATGTCAGTCATTTCAGACCTCCTTAATTAATATCGTGCCACACTATAGTGGATATCTCATTAAAATACAAGATATCCTACACCTTCCAGCTTACAAACCCCTTTTTAATTTCACCTTGATGGTAAAGGTATTTAGGAGGATAGATGAAGATTGAAGCTAAACGGTGAATCATTCCTCCCTTAGATAGAAAAATATCTTGTTTAGTATCATACCCCGCTCCTTCTTCCATTGTTTTTATGGTCCTAAATTCAGAGTCATTGACTTCGTAAATTTCTCCTTCTACTTTTTGACCTGTTCCTTTAGGAACAGGAAAAACCATAGGAATAGGCCCCGCGTCAAACATAAAATAATTAGGTTCGGTGTAATAGGTTCCGAGGAAGGGTTGACCTTTTAAATAATCATGTAACCTTCCTCCTTCTTTCAATGTGCCATACACAAATAAATTATGTTTATCGTGCATGGGCCCTCGAATCTGATGCAGCTATCATTATATCTACTATTGCATCATTTTTTATTAATGCATCTTCTACTATTTTCGTAGCATCAGATACATCTGTAGCATTTTTTCCATGAGCTGCAGCTACTGTAACTTTTAAAGCTTTTAAAATTTTATCAGCTTTTTCGTTCATCTCTGCTGTTCTCTTTATTCTTTTAAATGAACTTTCTGTCATTTTTTTCTCTTCTTTCTCTTTTTAATTTCTTGAGCGACTAACCACTCAATGACTCCAGAAACCGATCTGAAGTCTGGACCCCCTAGTTCTTTAAGCTGTGAATGGGTTTCCTTTTTTACAGCTACTGATTTGTATTTACTTATATCTGTCATTACTTTCTCCTTATATATATGGGATTTTATAGGATATTTTCAAGAAAAAATCAAGCATTTTCAGGATAATATTGTAAAATACAGTAGATTTTGTCCTTTTTTTCAATAACATAGGGATATATTTTACGAGCAACACTGTGGGCTTGTCTATATTTAACCGACCAACGCCATGTTTGTTTATAGTGCTCCTGTCGTTTTTTACACCGATGAATAGCCCCTAGGCTAAAGATGTCACGGAGACGAATAATAACCTCGTGAGAGCTCATTTCTACGACAATAACAGGGGTTCCTGTGCGCCTATCAGGACGATTAGAAACTCCAACGTGCCCTTCTCCGTCTATGAGGCCAGCTGCGTAAGCGTAATTTTCGTTAGATGCCCCCATGAATCTCCTGTTTTAGGTTCTACTTTAGATGGAACACTTAATTCTATGCATGTTTCCATTAGCATTTTAACTTTTTTAATAAATTCTTCCTTATTTTCCAAAGGAATAGAGAGGTTTAATTCATCGTGTACTTGAATTTGAGGGACAATCCCGGCTTGACCTAATGCTATCATTGCTTTTTTAGTTTGATCTGCCGCGCTTCCTTGTATCAATCTGTTTAAAGCTTTATATGTAAAAGCTCTTCTTAATCCTTTGCGTTGATTTAAGACATATTCCTGGTGGGCTTCTTTATAAGGCAAAGGTTTTTGCAACTCAAACGTAGCAGGTTGCCATAATTCAAAACGACATCTTCGTCCTTCCAACGTTCTTAAATATCCACTACTATTTGCCCAGTGCATTGCTTCTTCAGTTAAACGTTTAAGAAAAGGAACTTCAGCATGATATTTTTTAAATAAAGTATCTGTTTCTTCCTTATTTAATCCTAATTCATTTCCTAGTTTTCCTTTACCCATGCCATAGGAAAGTCCTAAATTAATAGTTTTTGCTGTCTTCCGATCAATGCCTGCCATATCAGCTACAGCTTGATGAAAATCTGGATCTTTCTCGTGATATAATTCCACTAATTCTTTTGTTCCTTTCAAACCTTTTCCATTATTAATGCCTGCAGCAAAATGTAAAAGGATACGGGGTTCTTGTTGGGAATAATCAAAACTTCCCCAGGTACAATTATCATCTGGAACAAAAATACTTCGAATCAAAGGGCCTAATTCAGGGTGCCGGGCAGGGATTTGTTGAAGATTAGGATGTTGCATACTTAACCTTCCCGATACAGTTCCTCCTGTTTCAGTTTTTAATTGATTGATATCAGCATGAATTCTTCCATTATGTTCATGGCGTAAAATAGAATCAATAAAAGTTGTTCTGGCTTTATTAATTTCGCGTGCATCAACAATCATCTTAGGAAGATCATGAGGATGATTATTTAAAAATTGCTTATGAAAACATGGCTGATTATTTTTTTCCGTTCTATTGTAAGTCAAACCTACTGCGTCAAAAGCTTTAGCCACACTCGATGCAGCCCAAATTTCAACAGCCACTCCTGTTTCTTTAAGAATTTTATTAAGTATCGTTTTCTCTTTTTTTGCTAAATTCTTTTTAATTTTTTCTGCATGTTCTAGATTAACATTAACTCCTTTCCATTTCATATCAATTAGGATAGGCAATAGATCTGTTTCTAAATCAAAAATATTTATTAATTCCTGCTTGACAATTTCCTTCTTGAAGTATTGCCATAATTTTAATGTTAACTCTGCGTCTTTTTCTGCATATGGACCTACTACCATGGCTGGTAATTTATGCATTTCCCCTTTTGGGTCCACACCATGTTCTAATCCTTTTGAATACAATTCATTTTCTAGTTTCTTTTCTCCGAGGTAGTCTTTAGATAAATCATTTAAACTGTAATGTTTTCCTCTAGATGTACGATTCTCATCAATAAGAGGACCTGCAATCATTGTATCAATAATACGACCTTTAACTTCTAGCCCCCAACGCCGTAACCATCCGACATCATAGGAAGCATTATGAAAAACTTTAGAAGCACCATTTAATAAAATAGGTTTTAAGCTTTGCTTTAAAAATTTTTCATCAAAATTTCCCCCTCCTTCGTGAGCAACAGGAAAATATCCTTTCCAACCTTCAACTGCTAAGGCAACGCCAACAACTTTTCCTTCATTACGAGCCCATCCTGGTCCTTTATCTTTAAGTCCAGGATCATAAGTCTCTAAATCAATTGCTATTTCATCTGCACCAGTAAGATCAGGTAATCTTTCCGGTGGAAGCCATTCATTATTTTCCATATTTTTTCTCCAATAAAAGTTCAGCGTAGTGAATTACTTTTTTTATATCTTCTTCTCTACCTTTTTTATTGTGACGAGTGATGTACTTAACGATGTTTCCTTCACACCAGCCTAGGCCATTGTCTACGATATAATCAATAGGTTGAATTGGGCAATTCTTATAATGACTTCCCATTATTTGTTTATCTTTTGCGCTTTTGATGCTCATACCGTATTTCTCCAAATTCTACTTCTGTTTCTGGTGCAATAACATGGAGCTCTTGTTTCGCTCGTGTCATCCCTGTATAAAAAACTTTTCTCATTTCTTCCGCATCTTTATAATATGCATCCAATCCCTTTCTTGATATGTCCGTTAATAACATAACTTTATCAGCTTCGCCACCTTTAGCACCATGAATGGTAGAAGCTGTAATTCTTGGGGGTTTTCTTAAGTCTTCTTTCTTTTTTAATAAAGATTTAATTAATCGTTCTTCTCTTTCATTAATGCGGTCCAGGGCCGCGTCCCACGGTGTTCCTTTCTCTACCAGTAAACCGTGCTGTCCTTTCAATTTATCAAATGTAAATGTTTCGCTTTCCGTAGTCCCTGACATCTTCTTTGCTCCCCATTCTAGTCCTACTTTTGAACTAATATATTTATAAATTAATTTAACATCTTCGAGACTGATAGCATTTCCTTTTAATAAATTTTCCCATGTAAACATCGCATCAAGAACTGGTTGCGATACAGAGGCATAGCCTTTCCTACTAAAAAAAATTCCTCGATGTTTCATATCAGAACAAATTTTATCGAGTTGATATCCTGTAGAAGCAAGAAGCAGCCAATTTCCCTCATTGAACAAGGAGAGATCCTTGTAGTTGGGAAATGAAATGAGTCCCTTTTCCTTTCGAGGATACCAGATCTTGGGTTCACGGTTCTTGTTTCGGTTTATAAGTGATGTTGCGTAGGGATGAATGGAGGAGGGAATGCGGTACGATTGTTTTAACACACTCTTTGTGTTTCCTGGTTTATTTGCCCGTTTTAACAGTTCATTAACATCAGCTCCCGTCCATCCAAAGATGGCTTGATCATCATCAGCCGCTATATAAACTTTTTCGGAACGAAGAATAAGCTTGTCCACCAATTCCCATTGAAGGGGACTGAGATCCTGCGCTTCATCAATGATAAGGACTTTAAAGAAAGGGATTTTTTCCTCCTCTAAAATTAAACCTTTAAGCATGTCCGTAAAATCAAAAAGATTACGAGACGACTTGAAAGCTGTAAATCCCCTATCCAATTTATCCAATTTTTTCCAACCTCCTTCAAGGTGTCCATGCTGCCTAAACTCTTCGTACAGCGAAGTTTTTTTAATTCTATAGCGGTCAATGAGGGATAGGTGAGCATCATCATGAAGAGCGGCGCCAAACTCCTCTAGTCTGGAACCAGGATTATGAATCTTGATGCCTATAAGATTGGAAAACTCCTCATAGTCCTTGTCCTGCATGATGGAAGTACGATCCAGATGCAAGCAAAAACGAGCAAGGGCGTGGAGAGTCTTAAAATAAGGAAACTCCTTATGCTTTCGATTAAATTTTTTAACAGCCCTCTTGATGGCTTCCTTGGCGGCTCTCTGCGTAAAGGAAAAATAGCCTATCTGATTGGAGGATGTACCTTGTAACAGCTCATCTCTTACAATGTCAATAAGCGTTGTTGTCTTGCCGGTTCCTGGAGGA